GTAGTCGTGCTTGCGCCAAACAAGCGATATGTTCCAGTTAGCAATCCTCGTTTTACCCATGCACTCCAAGTCCAAATAGTAGTGCTTGTCGGTGTTGTAAATGTTCTGTTTAAATATGCAGACGCAGACGAGCGTGTACGTACACTGCGGCTGATGGTGTATCCACCGCCACCTTTGGTAAAGAATAAGTCTTTGGATGCAAACATTATTGGAACGCCTGTGCGTAAGTGCCATACCAGTTTGTGCCATCAGCAAAGAACGTCAGGATGTCCCAGCGGCTGGCTGTGGTGGTCAACGTAGGTGCTGTGTTGCTAGGCCACTTCACACTGGTAAATGTGCCTGTGAATCCACCTGCGCCTGTACTCACAACCAAAATGAATGACCTTCCAGCAGTAGCTGTGGTCATAGTGAACGTACAATTTCCAGTCATGGTTACTGTTTGAAAAGTACCGTTGGTCAATGACAGTGTTTGTGATGTACTAGAGTTACCTATAGCCACTACAGATTCTGTGTAGAGAGTCACAGTTGTGTTAGAAACAGTGGTGTTACCCAATGTTGCTGCTGTGTTGCCAAGTCCAACTGTGGTGTTACCAATAGTTACAAAGCCATTAAGAGCGGTGACGTTTCCTGAAATAGTTACGTTACCGCCAACAGTTGCATTTGCAACAACAGCAAGTGTGGTTACGTTTGCTATGCCACTGATGTTTGCAGAAGTAAACGTACCTTTAGCACCAGTCACATTACCCGTAACAGTTGCGTTACCTGTAACAGTGGCATCTTGTGTAACCGCAAGAATTTGTACGTTTGCCGTGCCAGACACGTTTGCGCTACTAAATGTTCCTTTAGCGCCGCTAATATTGCCAGTTGCAGAAATGTTTCCAGCAACACTTGCGTCTTGCGTGACAGCAATAATCTGGACGTTGGCTGTACCGCTGACGTTGGCACTTGTAAATGTGCCTTTTGCCGCACTGACGTTACCTGTAATAGTTGTATTGCCACCAACAGTTGCGTTACCAATAACAACCAGGTTGCTGACGTTGGCAGTGCCAGATACGTTGGCTGTGGTTGCAGAAAAGTTGGATACAGTGACGTTGGAGATGGTCACATTGCCACTGCTGATAGTGACGTTGGACAAAGTTAAGCCATCAACAGTGGTAGTGGTGCTACCAAGCGTAATGGTGGTTGTGCCAAGCACTACGTTGCTGTTAGCTAGGTATCCGTTAGGAAACTGTGTGTTTACGCTGGTAATGGCTACGTTGGCAAGACTCATGTTGTTTAGGTTGGTGATAGTTCCACCCAACAAAACAGAAGTGTTGCCAATAGTTACGCCAGTTGAAAAGTTGGAATCAAGCTGAGACAGGGGAATAGACCCTGTAGCTGTTGCAAATGTATACGGAACTGCCATTTAGAACCTCACTCTCAATTCGTGTTCAAACTCAAATGTGTTAACGACAAAAGCAGGGTCACCAGAAGTCATGGTTAACCCCAAATACTTGCCGTATTGCTGTGCGTCTGACTTGTACAAGTTGTATCCACCTGAAGACAGCCAAGGAATAACTGTTGAAAAATTGTTTGTCCAAGTAACAACAATGTTGCTGTTGTTCACCCAATCTACCGCACCGTTAGTCAAAGTGTAGGCTGGAGAACTACCGTATTCACTGTCAACCGTGACAGTAAAGGTAGATGCGTTTGATAATGTTGCTTCAATACCAAACTTCAGTGCTTGCTTGGTACGAATAGGGTCTTTCATTGGAGAAAGAGATGTCTGAATCTTGCTATTAATAGATGTAGTTGCACTGTTGTACAGCTTGTACAAAGCAGCGCCAGACACACCATACAAGTTAATCAACCCGCTAACAGGAGCAGATGTGACGTAAGTGATTACGCCTTGGTAAGTGATAAACCACTTCTTTTCAAAGAAGATAGCCTGGACATACCGTGAACCTGTAGCAATAGTGAAACTGCTGTTCAGGTAAAAATTGAATGACGCACACAGAATGTTGTTGAGCAACACCTGACCGCCTGTAACAGGCAATGTGAAATCAATATAGGGGAAGATGCCATCAAGCTGGTCAGAAATCTTGCTGGTGGTAGAGCCGACCAAAGCATACACACCGTAGTTGTTCATAAACAACACTGAACGAAAATATGGAAACACAGCATATTTCAATTTACTACCAATAGAAGCAGACACGTTGGTGTTTGTGAACAGAGTAGAGCCAGTGCTAGTTACCCGAACATCAGAAAATACGTTGATGCTGTCTTCACCGTATATGTACAGGAAGTTGTTGGCAGACATCATGTATTGGATGTTGCCGTGCAAAGTAGAGTCTGCCAAGGTAATAGAGCCAGCAGACACAGAAGTAAAGTCAGTAGGGGTGACGCTAGATGAATACGTGACTGTTCGCCCTGTAGACACCCAAACACGGCCTGAGAAGGTGGCTACGCTGGTAATCTGGTCTAAGTTGGGGACACCTATGGCTGTGGCAGTTGTGTTTCCTGTGGGTGTGGGAGGTGCAGCAATAGCAACGGTGGGAATACTGGTGTAGTTGTTGCCCACGTTGGTCATGATGACCTGCGTGACCGCATTTCCAAACACTATGGCTGTGGCTGCGGCATTTGCACCGCCACCACTGGTGATTGTGACGGAAGGAGGTGAGGCAGGGTTGTAGCCAGACCCGCTGTTAGTCACTTGAATGGCAAGCGCACCTTTGGTAAAGGTCAAAACTTGGGCAATAGCAGTAGCACCTGTGCCACTACCACCTGTAATGGTCACTGTAGGCGCAGACGTATACCCGCTACCACCGTTGGTAATGGATATAGAAGATACCGTATTGGCTGTGATGGTGGATGTTGCCGTAGCCTGAACACCATTTGTTTGGTTTGGGGCTGAGATAGTGACTGCTGGCGCTGTGACATAGCCAGAACCCCTATTTGTAAGGCCAATTTGACCTACACCGCCAACAGCCAATAAATCTGTGCCGTTCCATGTGTACAAGCCTTTGTCAGGGTCGCCTATAAATACAAACTCGTTTTTCCATTGGGCGGTAGAAACATTGGCAGAAGAAAATGTGCCTGTAATAGCCACATTACCTTTGGTAGAAGAGTCAATCTTGAAATACTCACCTCGTCCGTTTGCTTCAAAAGCCAAAATGTAGTCAGACAGTCCAAGGTTACAACTGGTCAGACTGGTGACTACATTGCCAAATGACACAGCAGTGTTGCCAGAGTCTTTGACAGTGGTTTCAGCAGGAACAATCTTGATGTTGCCAAAACCAATAGGCATGGCGTTCTCAATCCATGAGAACTCTTCCTCATCAATAGCTGTTCTATTGGCCTTGGTGTTCAGACCCTTGAAGTTCTTATAGACAGCATAGGACTTCTTTTGTTCTGCTGCTGCCATGATTAAAACGTAGAGTAAGGGTCAGGGATACGCCTAGTGAATGTGCTGTTCAAGACTGCATTCACTTGCTTTAAATATTCTTGTTTGTAGAGTTCAGCCTCACCATAACTTTGTTCTTTGTACTTGGCTTTGTAAGCCGCATAGAAAGCTACAGGGGTGGTGTAAGGGTCTTGGATAGGGTCAACAGCATTGGGCGTATTCAAACTCAAAGATGTTGGCAAAATAGTCGAGTCAATTTCAACAACATAAGCCTGGTCAGGAACAGGCCCTATGTAAATGGTGTTTTGTCCGTAAACAGAGAAGCAAACAGGTCTGCCTACATAGTTTTGCCAGTAACGCAACTGGGCATTGAAGTTTGACCAAGGCAAGTACCGCAGAGGAATACGGCTATTACCCCAGTAAATGTTTACGTTCAGGATGTCTAAGGTTGTACCGTTGGTCAATATTCCGTAGGGAATAATCTCAGCAGGGCCAGAGTATTGCAGTGTGGCTGTACCGTCTGTGAATGGGGTAGAAGGTGGGAAAGTGTAGCCAGAAGAGGGGTAAGCTGGAGCAGTAGCGCCAAGAACACCACTTACAGTTACTTCATAAATGAAAATGCTGCTAAATACAAATTGTCCAGCAGTAACAGTAGCACCCGCAGTCCATAGAGTTGCGGCTACGCCTGTACTAGAAATTGGGGTTGCAGTTATTTGCAAGGTGCGTAAACACCCTGTATCTCTGGCTACTCGTTCACGGGCATCGTTGATGTAGTCCGTTAGCTCCGAGGTAGACCAGAATACAGAGTTTGCATCATGCAATAAACGCTGTACTTCCGTGATGTAGGAAGAGAGAGTTGCCATGTTACCTTCATGTTAAGCAACCCTCTGATTGACTTTTCCCCCAACGGATTTCTCAATCCGCAAGGGTACTACGCCAACCGC